TTTATCCTTGGAAAATAGGCATTGGAACCTTGGCAAAAATTTCGTCGTTTGTCTTAACTAACTCGGCATCCTTTTTAGATAATTCAACATAAGTTAGCTGATCTAAGATACCATTAAGCTCTGTTTTTAAAGCATCTTTCTCTGCTGATGCCTGACTTAATAGATCTCCTGAGTTTAAGCTTACACTGTCACCTGGGATTGGCACTGAACCACCAAACTTACCTCTGATCTGTCCTAGCATCTCTTTTGATAAAGCAAGGGCATAACGACGAATCCACTGCTTACCAATAGAGTTAATACTAGTATATGAAATATTATTAAATGGCAGTGTGTTCATGTTGTTGACGCCATCCATACCCTCTTTTCTAGTTGAATCTTCATCGTAAGCACCGTCATCAACATAGAATCTAAACCAAAACCTATCAGGTATTGAACCTGAAACTGGAAGGGGAAATAACCTTAATCTATTGTCTATTAATTCAAAAGAAAAGTGACTTACTCTTGTATAAACAGAATCTTCATATGCCATAGCTTGAGCTTTATTTTGCCAAGTTGGAACTACTTCAAATGTTGAATCGTCAGAGTATTGTCCATAAGTTGACAAGTTACCAATAACATTAAGAGCACCATAGTAAGCAAAGAATCTCCACATTGTAAGTGGAGTTTTATACCAAACATTTGTAATTGTTGCTCTTTGGTTGTCAGTTATAACATCTGGGTAACTTGATGAAATAATAGATTGTAAATCATAATCTTGCACATCTGGACTAGGAACAAAACTAGCTGAGTAGTAACGAACATCTCCGTTTGTGCCGGCATGTTTGGCTAATCCCTTAGCCACTCTAACTGGATAAGTTAGTTTAAATTTAGGGTATTTAAGTTCTGCTTGTAGATTTTGAGCATCTCCAGCGATAGGATTGCCATTATGGTCAAAACTAGCTGTTGCAGAGCCTAGAACATTCGACAAGGCATTTTTAGCTTGATGTAGATTAATAATGTAGGAGTACTCTAAAACGGCTTCCTCGTAAGCTGCAAATACATTCCCGTCAGTTAACTCAATATCTAAAACATCACCACCTAATCTTTTATAAGTAAATGCTACTTGGTCAGATGCTCCTGAAGCGAAATACACTGACTCTAGTGGACCACCTGAGTTATATATTCCAAATGGGTAATTAAATGTAAAAGCTGTATCCGCTAGTGAAGCGGACGGTAAAATATTAGTTGGTGTTGAACTAGCCGGTGTTAAAGTTGGTTGAGCCATTTAAGTCGTTCTCCTACATTATTAAATAGTTCCATAGAAGAAGACCTCCCAGTTTTCACTGGGAGGTCTTGTATAAAGCTTTGGCTATTAGGATTATAGTTGTTTGAGAAGTGCTGCTTCAAGTTTGGCTAGCTCTTCTGCCGCCTTTCCCTTTGCGCCATTTTCTCTAGGAGAGGTCTTGTGTTTTATGTATGCTTTAAGCCACTGTTCTACACTAACCTTCTTAACTGCTTTTGTTGCTTTTGGAGCACTTGCTTTTACTACTTTTTTTATCTTTTCCATAATTATTTCCTATAAATTAAATAATGTTTCCTACACATTAACCAAATGGTGTCACTAAGGTACCACTGCCGTGAAGTATACCACTTATGTGATATTGTCCAGATAATACTGTTAGTTCAACCATATCGCCGCCTGCGCCGCCTTTGGTAGTACCATTGAACTTGATTGCTGTATGGTCTGTTCCATTAGGAGCAAAGAAAGCTGTGTCCTCAACATCACCCGAGTCGGCGCCCCCGTTGAGTACTGATACACCACCTCTCATAAGGTCAGTTGTTGCTGAAGATGAAATAATGTATTCATTTGAACTAATCGCTGTATCAACAATAAACTTGCAGTTCCAACCTGCTTCTGCGATGGTGGGGTCGGGCAAGGTGACCGTAAAGCCATCATTTTTTGCTAGTGTAAAGACCTTGCCGCAATCCTCTACTGTTAGTGTTTTAGCTGCTTCTAATTCCTCAGTAGCAACTCTGTTTGACATTGAAAAACCATTCTTAGCCATGATTTGTTTTCTCCTTATTAATAATCGCCTTTAGGCTTTATACATTAATAAATAGTCTGCCCAAAAAGAAGATTCCCCGCTGAGTCAAAAACCCAACGAGGAACCTAATTTTAGCTACACTAAGTTATTAACCAATTAGATCTTGGCAAACAACTAGTCCGTACATGTCTGGACGAACCATCTTCTTGGCGTAGCGAGTCATGACGCCCTTACGGGGTACGAAGTCCTCGACACCGAAAATGGTTGGTGTGACCTGTAGTGGGACATATGGAGCATAGACATAGCCACTCTCTAGGAAGCTGTTGCCACGACGACCAACTAGCACGACATTGCGTGGGAAGTATGGATCGACATAAACATCAAACTTCTTGCTGAGAGCACCTACCTTAACGGCACCAATCTGACCACCCTTTAGCTCCTCATGGTTTACGGTAGCACGGAAACCAGCAGTGAACTCAAGTAGGTTGGCAATTTCTGGGGAGCAAACTACGAAGTTAGCACCACCACGAAGTGTCTTTCTGTGGATGTTAGCTGAGACATCATTGATGGTCTCGGCTAGTGTCTCATACCACTCAGAAACGGTACCTGTGAAGTCAGGAGCAGCAGTTGTAGCACCAACCTGAGCACCTGTGTCACGGTTAACAAATTTACCGGGACGACGGCTCCAGTATTTTGTACCAGCAGTAGCACCTCTAACTAGGTCGTTTAAGATCTCTTGATCGATCTCTAGAGCAACCTGCTCAGAAAGAATGCTTGTAAGCTCAACCTCGGCATCGAGGTTGTGGTAAGCATTGAGATCTTGAGCTAGCTCTGGGGACCACTTAGCCTTAAGCTTCTTAGTGTTGGCTGTAACAGCGATTGACTCAACCTTGATGTCAATCTCTGGCATAATGTCGACATTATTACCGTTAAAGTTACCACCATCATCGTCAGAACCTTCAAGTCCCCATGGTGCGAGACCACGAACGGAACCAATGCCATCGCCTGCCTCAAATCTGTCATTTCTGCTAAACTTGAAGACGGGATCGGAACCTGCAATTTCAATTGTTGTTCCTGTTGGTGCAGTAACATAGAGAGAAACATAACCATCAGAAATTGATGAAGATACAAGATTACCATCAGTGTTGCGGAATCCTCTCTCGGACAAACGACGAACGACGGTTGCACCACCAAGTGCATCTGGGTTAGCACCGTTGAAGATTTCAGCACTGGTTAAGTTATCTAAATTGATCTGGTTCATGTTTGCTTCAGATAATTTGACAACAATGACACCAACTAAATCTGTTTGAGTACCAGCGAGAATGTCGGCATCGTAACGAATTGCCTTCTTCTGAGCATCACTTAAAGCAGATACAGCAGTACCAGTGGTTGTTAGAGCAGTTTCACTACCAGAAGCACCAACTTCATCAGAAACTGTATTGTCGGTCATGGTAGTAGGGGTAGCAGTGGTAACCTCTGGAGTAGCCAAAGCACCTGTTGGTGAGGCATAACCATTCTGTAAGTTGTAAAATCCGCCACCTTCTTCTGTAATGTCGGTTACACCAGTCTGGATGCCTGAACCTGTAACTCCACCGCCGTACACAGAATCATTCGCATCAATACCGGCACGGGAGTTGGAGTAGGTAAAATCTAAGAAGAAGATTAGACCTGATGGTAGGCTCATTGGCTGAACTGAGACTAGCTCGTTAGCGATGAGACCACCGAATACACGGCGAACGATTGGGAATGCGACGGCAGCGAAGCCCTCAACATCACCAGCAGCCATGGATGAAGCCTCACGGAGAAGCTCCTTTGCTTGGTTTTCTAAGAGTACAGCCATGCTGTTCTTAGTTCTTTCGTTATCTAGACCTTCTAGAAGACCAGTCTTCTCCCACTTGTTGAGAAGAGCAGCACCTTCGGCTGAGAGGTCACGAGCAACGATGTCTTTTGTTAAACTTTCTACGATAGTTGACATTGTTTATCCTCCTTTATTAATTACAAGTCAAGCCCTGCTAGCTTTTTCATACGGCTAGCAAAGTCGTCAGAGGGTTTAGCCTCTGTTTGATTCCCCTTTACGAAAAGGGGATGCTTGCGTCGTGTAACTGCCTCACTCAGCGATTCTGGTCCTCTCTTGGAGGCACTCTCCACTGTGTTTACGAGAGTTTCGTACACAATCTTAGCTTCGTTTACACTATCAGTATTTTCGATGGATTCGGCAATCTTATTTTTC